CACAGATAACTGAAACTCACTTCTATCTTCGTGGAGTGGATAAAGATTTAGATACTCCATCCACTCATACAGTTCACTTTGACTTATAGAGTGTTCCAACTCATAGAGTGTCTTTCCGAGTGCCAAAGCTAACTTGAAAAGAAACTCTCTACCCTCTACTTTTTTGGCTCATCAAACTCTTGAATAGCATTAAAAACTTCATTTATAAAGTTTGAGACATCATCACTCATTTTATCAATATCACTTAATGTCAATTTTGGCTCTACAAGCCCAAAACTAACTCCAAGTTTTGCTGCTTTATTATAGTTTGCTATCCCAACTTCCATTTTTTTACGACCTGTTTGAATCTTAGCATCACCAAAAAGAATCTCATTTACTTCCTCTCTTTGAGAGATAGTAAGTTTTTTTATTTTTACATTATCCCCAATTGAATCAATAAATACTGTTTTTTCTTGTAGCCCAAATTTTGCTAATAAATCTTCTCTTGTCATTTTTTGCTATCCTTATGATGCTGGTGTAATTGCAGGTTGACCTTCCCAGTCAAAAGTGAAACTTGAAACTAACGATTTATTATCGTTTTCTGGCTTGTATGATGTAATATATCCTGTACCTGTAATAGTAGTTCCATCTCCACCAACTGTTTTAGGATTGTTAAATTCAATACTAAAAGCAACTGAATTGTTATCATCATATTCAGCTGTTGCAACTGCATGAAATGCCCCAGCTGTTTCGCTGTATGGTAATTTAAAACTTAATGTTTCGTACTCTTTTGAACCTACACTTAAGTATGTTTCATCATCTAAAGCCACTTTTTTATCTGAACTTCTTGAACTTCCAAGACCACTCAAATCAAACATACCTGTAGTTGATACTGCAGTTCCACCCTCAGGTGTCATTGTTAACTTCACTTTTCTAAAACTTTGTAATTTTCCCATTTTGTTTTCCTTATATATTAAATTGAAAATCTATAATTTGCTTATATAATTTTGTATCATCTTCATAATCTTCTAAAACATATAGATCATTTGGAAAATGCTCAAAACCATACAAAGCATTTTTAATCGCATCTTTTAAAGATTTGACACCGCTATAGCTCTTATCGTACACACTAAGCTGGATTCTTATAGTTTCACCTATTAAATCACCAAGAGTAGTGATATCTTTTTCTAAAACTATCTCATATACACAGTATGGTGTTTTAGTTATTTTTATTATAGATGGAGAGATTCTATTTTCAAAAGTAGGAATATTTGAATTTAAGTGTGATATTAAAAGTTCAATTGTACTCATTTAGAATCCTTTATCAATTTTTCAACTCTATCTGCTAAATATTCTTTTCCTTTTGAAAAAGCTTCATCGTTTTTTGATTCCGCAGGTCTTAGAAATGGTTGTGCTTTCATTTTTGAAGTACCAAACTCAATCATATGAGAATAAAAACCATCAGCTGTTTGACCAGTAATACTCCATTTTGTACCATCAGCTAACTTTCCTCTTTTTGTTTTTGTCTTGTTTCTTAGAGGTGTAACTGCATACATAACTGAATTTTTATCTTTTGATCTTCTTGCTATTGTTGATATACTCTCTTTTAGATTACCACTACGAACAGGAACTAATCTTTTAGCTTCATCTTCAATAACTTTAGCACCAGCTCTTACCATGCCTTTTAAAGCATTTTTTCGCACTTGAATAGGAAAGTTTTTAAGAACCTTTAAAACATCATTTAAGCCTCTTACATTTGTATCAGACATCGATATTCTCCACCGCTAATATCTCTAATTCTTTGTTTCTCTCACCTATATTTATAGATGATATGATGTTAAATTCTCTACTATCAAATAAAATTCGCATAGATGGAACAACTCCACTTATGTATCTAACTCTTATTTTATGACTTACTGTTGCAAAAGACTGATTGCTTAAAAAACTTTCTTTCCCGCTAATTGGTAAAATTAAGGCATTTACGACTTTAAAATCACTCCAAGCATATATCTCTTCACCAAAACTATCTCTTGATGATGTGAGCATTTGTATAGATATTTTATTTCGTAAACTTCCAGCTCTCATTAAAAACCTCTTATCTTGTAGCGATTAAGAATCTTATCTATATGCTCTGTTTTATTTACAGTTGCACCTATATAAATCTCTTCTCGAAATTCAAACAATGTAGAAACTCTCACTTTAAGCCAACTTCTCAAATCTTCGGGAAAATACTCACCATATCCACTTGTAAAAGTTATTTTTACTGCTTTTTTATGTATAAGTGTAGTTGGTCTATTTGTAAAAACAATAGTACCGACTTCATTTTTTTCATAAAAATAATAAGAACTATCATCTAAAAGCTTATAACTCATATCTACATCAAGTACCTCTATTTTTTCAATAGATGCAATTGGATTTTTTGGTAATTGTAATTCATCCTTAAAAGTTTCCAAATATAGCTCAAAAGTAGAAGTTGCGAATTGTCTATTTGTACAATCTTCACCCTCTTTAATAGCTCCCAAAATCATACTTTGAATATCATCATTATCATCATCACCAACTATTCGCATAAAGCTTTTTGCTGTTGATAGTGATAATATTTTTGATATATCATTTTCTGTTGGTGCTATCTTTTGAACTAACATTTTTTATCCCTATTTTTGTTTTTCTATATCGTTTGCAAGTGCGATATATGATTTGTAAAACACACCAGCATCACCTAAAACATCAGTAATAGCATTTACTCTATCTTGTAGCTTTTCTCTTTCAGCCTCTAAAGAATCTTTTTCTAAAAGTGCTGCTAGTTTTTTTTCAACTTCAAGTTCTGCTTCTTTTTTATCATTTTCATCTTTTGTAAGTTTTTCATCAAGCTCTTTAAACTGTTTAGCACTTACGAACTCAACAGTACCTTTTTTGGCAAGTTTATAAGCCAAATCATTATCTAGTGAAATTTCTTCACCTATAGAAAATGATTTTTTGCCTTGCACAAAAGGTAAAATAACTTTAACTTTTGTCATTTTTTATCCTTTTTATGCGTTTTTCAATTGTGCTACATTTTTTGTAGAAGCTAATTTTCCATCTGTTCTTTTATAAACTTTAAATCCTACAAAACCTTTTTCTGAATATCTTTCATTTAATCTTTGAATAGCCATTTCACCTCTATCACCAATTTTATAATCTTTAAGATTTCCAAAAATTGCTAAAGGCTCCCCAGTGTTACCTTCCATAGTATCATCAATTTCAAAAGGTCTATTAAAAATAGTTCCTAACTCACCATTTGAACCTTCTCTCATAATGTAATTACCAGTAGAATCTTTCATTCTAAAAATTGATTTATAGAATTTGTCTGAAATTACCCAAGAACCTTGCTTTCTTGCTTTTGCTGGAACTGCTAGATATACATCTTCCACATCAGATAAAGCAATAGTGTCAAGTGCTGAAACAGTTTCATTTAAAGTAATATCAAGCGAGATACCTTTTGGTTTTTTTGTTCCATCACCAGATATAAATGCAACACCTTCAGTTAAAGAAAGTCCTTCAACAATTTTTTCTTGTAAATGAGCTTGTAAATTAAATGATTCATCATTTAATAATTCTTCAGCAACTAAAATAATCCCACCAGCTTTAAATGCTTCAAGTGATTTATTTGTAAATGATAAATCAGGCTTAGTATAATCACCACCTTCATCAATCCAGCTAAATGTTGGAGTAGCTCCACCAATAGGCATATTAAAAGTTCCACTTGTTTTAAATACTTCAGCAAAACTTCTAATAGCTGTTGTTTTTGCTAATTCAGTTAGAATAGAATCTGCATATGTTTGAGGAATTAAAACAGCACCATTTGAAGCACCACCAATTGTTACAGCATTTTGTACATCAATAATACCAGTTCTTGCATAAGCCAATAAAGCATCTACTTTTTGTTTAGCAACAAGATTATTTTCTTTTTCACCTGCAAAAATAACCGTATCAGTTGTACCTTTTAAACTGTTTTCAACATCTAACAACTCAATTTCTCTTGATAAATTTTTAAATTCTTTATCTAAAGAATTGTATTGTTTTTCAAC